TGATTAAAAGGATAGTAAGACCATCAGGGAAATGGTGGAGATACTATGCTCCCCGCACCCTTAGCGGGGATATGAGAGACGTAATTTATACACCCATAGGTCTCGGTTAACGGGTGTTAGCAATGTTAAGAAATATGAGTATTTCGTAACATTTGTTTACTTATTTATCATACTACGGTTTCCCATCCGCGTCAAGCCTCAATTTTGGGATATCTTGCTAAATAGTTCCAGTGTTTATCACGCAAGAAAAATGAAGAAAGTTCTCTTAGTTCTTTCTACATTATTCTTAGTTACTCCTGTTAGTGCTGCTGAAATTACATCAAAAATAACTGACTCTATTCAACTTGGTGTTCAGGGTGCTGCGATACAAACAGAGAGAGTAGGTGCCTCCTATTCTGTCTCAGGTACAAATATTGACGTTACAACTCTTGGTGGAGTTGGAACTGCTGGTTCTTATGGTATCAATACAAATGGTGCGGCATTTACTTTCTCTGAAACATCATTCACTGCAGATACTGTTGTCACCACTCAAACGGCAGCTTCTGGAACAATTGCTACTCCCAACCTTTATAGCAACTCTACTACTCAGTTAGGTGGTTCAGCAGGTTCTCTTGCAGGCACATTGAGTGCTACTGGTGTTCCTACAGTAACTGCTGGTGGTCCTGGTACAACCGCAACAGCACAAAGAACTATCGAGTTAAGCGTATTCAAATGAGAAGAGTCCTAGCAGGCATCTGTCTGCTAGGGTTTTCCTCCCCCGCTCTAGCGAATACCGTTGTGCCTAACTTTACAAGGGGGACTATCACATCAGAAACCAAATCTCATACGGAGATTATAGAAACTATTCGTCAAGTTGAATATACAACTGGGGAATCTTACACAGTTACTGGAACAAATATTAATATCCCAGGAACTCCTCAAAGGGGTGCTGGTTATTCTATCGTGACTCCTGGTGCTCCATTCCAGTTTAGCGAAACATACCTTGGACCTGGGATTGCTAAAGAAACATGGATCGAACGAACCACCACAACAGATTCTACAACAAACTCAATGTCTGTCTTTACTCAATAATATTATCTGCTGGTTCAGCATTCGCTCAGGCAGCACCGAGTAATACAAACATAGCAGGACCCTCAGCATCTGCAACTGGTAATGTAACAAACCAGGCAGTTCAGGTGCTTCAGGGTCCTTATGCTATGAATACTTTTGGTTCTGGTGTGAGTTGCCAGGGTCCAACAATGAGTTTATCTCCTTTTGTTTTGGGAAGTATGAATGGTAATCAAGACCCCACTCAATACCAATCGCATAGTGGAAATGCTGGATTCTCGATGGGTTTTAACTTTCCTCTTGATGGAAGTCTTACAGAGATATGTAAAGCAAGAGCAAGAGTTGAAATCTCAAGACAACAAGCAGAAGCAGACAAAGCAAGATTAGATTTTGAACTTGTAAGATTATTAAAGTGTGGTGAAGCAATCAAGGCAGGTATCTATTTTCATCCAAACAGTCCTTATGCAAAAGTATGTGCTGATGTGGTTGTGAAATATCCAAAAGTACAGGATGTTGTGAATGGAACCAATAAAGTCAATTGATAGTGCAAATCAAATACAGATAATTGGAAGCACTCCGATTAAAGTTCAAAATTCAAACATCAATCGAATTAATGAGCCAAATATTATTCCTGCGATTGAACCACCGACTTTAAGAAGTGCTGAAGTTCCTGTTGTTCGTGGAATGGAACTTCCCATTATCAATATGCCCAATACAGGGATCAAATATCCAACTGTTGATGTGCCGACTCAAGAAGAGTTTGATGCTGCTGTAAAAGCAGAGCAGAAAAAAGAAGAAGAGAAAAAAGAAGAAAAGACTAGAGGACTTCCTGATACTAAACCAATATTACCACAAGTCCAAGTTCCTGTTCAAAATACTCAAGATAATCGGATTATTTCCGATGATACCCCTAAAAATAATCTAGGAGTTCCAGTCATTGAAGTACCAATCATCGGGGAGGTTCCAGTTCCTCCAAAAGAACAGGTTATTCTTGCTGGCACCACTGCTACTGCTTCTGTTGCTGCGGCTCTTGTTGGCAAATCTATGGTGGAATGGATGGTGAAAAAGTTTAAACCCATAGTCGAAAGAATCTTTGCCCAAATCAAAAAAGCAATGGATAAAGATCTAACGGACTATGAGTTACAACTCTTCTTTGCTTATGAGCATCAACAAAAAATCAATAAGACTCTTAAGAAGGAATTCAAGAAACAAAAACTAGAGCAATACAAGAAAGCAAATAACAAATAGTTACTTTTGTCTTTTTGATTCTAGTAAAGCAAAATCTTTTTTCTTAGTGCCGCCATCATATTCCCAAGCATAACCTTCGTCAATCATCATTTGATTGACCGATTTCTTTTTATTAACTGCTGATACTTCTTTATCACCGATAAACAAATGTCCCAGAATTCTACCATACTTTTCAGTAGAGTCTGGAAGTTCAGTCTTTACAATAACATCAGTCTGCCCTTCTAATTTCTTTTTAAGCCACTCTTTAACTTCAAGCCCAAGTTTCTTTTCATTTGCATCAGTTGTTCTACTCTCCGGGGTATCGACACCAGCAAGACGAATTCGCTTAGTAAGGGAGATATCAAACCCCAAATCAATAGCAGCATCAATAGTGTCACCATCTACAACTTTTAGAACTTGTTTGATTCTGTAAATATATGGATCTTTTTCCATTAGAAAGGTAACTTAAACTCTTTGGTATTTAGTTTTGGAATAGGTAGTTTCTCAAATGCTTTATTGACTTGCTTCTCTACAACAGCACCAACAAACTCTTCTGGATTGTCAAGAATCTTTTGTGCTTTTTGATAGGTTACATAAGCACCGTAACAAAGTGCTCCACTAATTGCCAGACTCGTCGCTGACAGAATGATTGCCAAATTTTTCATTTTTTCAAAGTTCTTTTCTTTGGAACTGTTTTATATATTTCAATTCTGTCACCTATTTGCCAATCAGAAAATCCATCACATTGAACACCACATTCAAATCCTGATGAAACTTCTTTTACATCTTTATCTCCTCTACGAAGAGAATCTAAAGTACCTTCAAATACCACTTCTTCTTGTTGTTCTTTATTTTTCTTCTTTTTCATCTTTCATTTCCTCAAACGCCAACTTCATTATGTAGTAAATTATATAACCAGTAAATGCAAGACCACAAGATAAGATTATTACAACACCATAAGGAAAATCGTGCGGCATCAGAACTTACCTTCTACACAATAATCTGACTTTTTATTTGGCGTATATTCTTTATATCCATCTTGTGGTTTCATCCATCCACATCCAATCAACCACTCTGCCGTCATTGGTGTAGGACGAACTTGTTCCCACAAAGGCCCCTTAGCGCACATCTCAAGGTGTTTGGTAGTTTGTCCAGACTGTTCTTCTGCCCAGTTAGCATCTGCTTCCCAAGGCACGGCACGACTCATTCCCATAGACTCATAAGCAAGTCTTGTATTCTTCATCACCCAAGCAGGAATTTCAGAGTCCTGATGAACCTGTGCCATAAAGGAAGTTTGTATTCCACCACCCATACAATCCTGAACGACGTGCCATCCTTCGTGTCTCATCGTTCCTAAGAATTCTCTAGGATCCTTTAAGAGTTCTTCATTGACAAAGAAACGATTATACTTTGGTTTATAAAGTCCTACTGTTCTCGGTGTGAAATATCTTGGTGGTGCTAGATATACAGAAACTTTGACTTTATTGAGGGCAGTTAAAATACTTTTGATTTCTTCTCGGAATGGATCAAAAGACTTATCTAAAAGCACAGAAGAGTCTGGTGCGAGTTGCTGGACTCCTTCGGTGCATTCTAGAAGAATCATACAACCCATCGCTGCAAGGCTGTATGCAGGAACTGTCGGTTGTTTCTTTTCTAATGAACTAGCAAATGCAGGAAATGCCAGAGTTAATGATAAACCAAATGCTGCAAAGAGTTTCTTCATTCTCTCCCCTCTTGTTTATGTATCCAGATCTTCAAATCTTTTACATACTTTCTTAATATTTCTGCTTGCGATAAGTGCCAGTCATCTCCTGTTCGGGTAAATGCCTTGATGTGTTCATCAACAGCATCAAGGCATTTTTTAATTACAGGATTCCAAGGTTCTCGAATTGGAGTATTCCATTCGCGTGGCATAATACCTCATTATTTTTTCTTACCACCGTTCTTTGCTTTATTCGCAGTAGCATTACCCTGGTTCTGCTTTTTATTATTAGCAGAACCTTTCTTACCCTTATTAGCAGATTTAGCCATTATGCTCCTGTGGTACGAGGTTGAACTTGTCCCTCTTCAAGAGCTTCAACTCTTTCTTCAAGAGATGCTGCTTCTGCTACTGGAGCAGGTGGTTCTGGGGGAGCTTCTACAACTTCTTCTCTGCGTGGTTCTTCTTTCTTCTCTTCATCTTCTCCACTTTTTTTCATCGTGTTGATACCAAAGGTAGCAGCAGATGCTGTGAATACTGTAGCGATGAAAGTTGGATCCATCTTAGCAAGCATACCAGCATAACTAGCAGTCAGAAGAGCAGCACTCCAACTCAAGATGGCAATACGAATAATCTGTCCCATAGCTTTTTCTTTTTTGTTTTCCATTTGTCTTTAGTGTGAAGTTAACCTTTTTTCCAAGATTCACCTTCTGCTTTTCTTCTACGAGCAAGTCCTGCTTCTACATTAGAACCAGGATTGCGATAGAGATAAAGCGCATCGGGCACCAAATCCCATTCTTTATTCTTCAGGCGTTTAGTAATAGTATTAAAGTTAGCACCACCGTAAAAACCGGCACCAAGATTATAAGCAAAGCTGAGCAGAGCGCCTCTTTTTCCATCTGACATTTCATTCCAGTGTGGGATTTTACGAAGGGCAGGAAGAAACTGGTTCTTACACTGACTGATTAATAATTCATCAGCCTCCTGTTGAGTGATTTGATCACCTAGTTTAAATGCAGAACCATCCTTCTTACGGGTAGAACCCCAACCAATTGTGATTGGCAGACCACCAGATAGGGGGTCAGGATATGCCTTTAGATGACATCCTTCAAACTCTTTAATCAACTTAATGCCCATCATTGGGACATCATCACCACCAGTTACAGGAGCTGCAGCAGCGGCAGGGGCTGGTGCAGCACTAGTCTTTTTTCCGCGATAAATCTCTGCCCACTCTACATTATCACCAAGATATTCAACAGGGAGATTATCCTCTAACCATTGAACTGCCTTCACATGGTTAGGATTTCTTTCGTCATAAAACTGAAAGAAGTTATGTAAATCTACTCTTGCCATTGTTTTTCTCCAAAGTATTTGTTGAAAAGTTTGGAAGCGTCTAAATGCTTTCCGTGATTTGTAAGATCTTTGATTCTTTGTAAGATCTTTCTCTTGAAATTAATCGAGGAGTTTTCATTCTCCATCAGTATTTAACCAAGAATACTTTGTCTCCACTCTTCACTCATATTCACCATAATTGCTTCTGCTGCTTCTGGAGTTTCAGCATATCCTTCATCAAGAAGGTGTGAGAGGATGATGTCGTAGAGGTCAAAACTTTCATCATATTGTTTGGAATAGTGATAATCAAAATCTTCTTCACCTCTTGTATTAGCAACTTTTTTACCTTGTCTTCTTTTTGTCTTATTTCCACTTCCTTGGTCAGATGCTGTCGATGACCTCATACCAACTTTAGGTTCTCCTTTTTTTCCTCCACCACCTCTTTTTGTAGGCAGATTACCACTTATAGTTAATCTTGAACCTTCTTGCCCACGAGTAAGTTGTTTAAATCCTTTTTTCTCTGCTCTTTTAGCACGAGCACCAGTAAGTTCTTCATCAAGTTTCTGTTTTTCAACAACTTCCATATATGCTTCTTGAAGACTACGAAAATCTTGTGCGTCCATTTTACGAATACTTTTTAGATATTTATAATTTGAAAGAAATCCAACCTTTATCTTGTTTTCTTTTACCTGAAACCACATCATAAAGATGTTTTAAATTATTTTGTCTTTGAAATTCTTTTAAGTTATTAGTATTATATTCAATTCCATCAGGTGATATTATAACATAAGTATTTTTACAGACAGATTGAGTTCTTTTGTCTACCCTCTCTTTTGATAATTTTCTACCTTTTAGAGTATTACTTATCTTAAGTTTCTGTTCTTCTGTAAGTGGATTTTTATTTTTTCCCATTAAAGAAATACTTTTTTTCCTTCTAGTATCTAAACTTTGCTTCATACCCAGTAAAGATAATCTTATTTTTCCTCTAACCTCTTCACTTACAATTCTACCAGAAGCACCCTCACCACCAAAAGTTTTATTCAAAAGAATTCCACCATCAATCTTCCTACCAAACACATTTATCATATAAGTTTCGTGCTTAAATGCTTCGTCTTCTGTTAGATTATTTTTAAGTATTAATATTCTATCTTTTGATGGAACAGGACAAGGTTTTCCATTACCTTCAAATAGTCTGTATCTCGTTCCTTTACCTATGTAATAAGGAGTTCTATCCTTACGCAAATATGCATAGGTATAAAATCTGTTAGGATTTACCATAACTGCTTCCAAATTGAGTTCGCAATACTATTTATACAAGAAAAGGAGCATTTCTGCTCCCTTTCCACTCTTATGGATGCGAACTCATTAGAGCATTATTATTTATCAATCAAAGATGCGACCCCATCCGTCAGACCCGGATGGGCACCAACGATGCTTGAGAACTGCTTTAGTGTAAATGGTCTTCTTACCATTCGTTACTGGACCAGTGTAGTTATCATTGCAGGACCCATAAGGATCATTGCAATAGTAACCTTTACCGTCTGGAGTTTTACCGATGACTACAACCATGTGCCCACCAGTAGGAGCAGATAAAGGACCACGGTGCAGAATACCAATAACGACAGGCTTCCCAGCATCAAGACTCTTATCAATATCAGCAAAAGAAAGATTGTAACTAAAGTGTGACTTAACTCCATAACCTGCGAGAACTTTCGTCTGTACCGCATGATCTGTAGTGTCACCAATCGCAAATACTTTCTTAACATACTCATCATCACCTTTGATGCTTCCTGGCTTGAGGAAAGCAAGACACATAGCGCACGATGAACTGTTACAAGTTCTATGTGCATCTCTATAATTGTCTACTTGATTGAAATATGGAACTGCGAGAACTTCTGGGGTTGGTGGTTTTGTTCTAAAAATACCAATCCAGTCAGTCTCTGCGTCATCTAGGAATTTTTCTGGAAGTTTATCTTCCAACCACTGAACCGCCGCTACATGATTGGAGTTCTTCTCATCATAAAATTTAAAAAAGTTATGAAGATCTAGTGTCATTGGATATTACTTAAACACCGTTGTATTTATAAAAAAAGCGCCTCTTTGGGCGCTTCATTTATTTCAGGCAGTAGCACCTACTTTAACATTTGCTGACACATATTCTAGAACATTTTCAGGTGTCGATACTTCATATGGGTCGGTGTCCGCATTGTCACGCTGACCGTTTTCCACGAATATCTTTTCGATGACTCCATTGTCCACGACCGCAGCATAACGCCAAGAGCGATCACCGAAACCAAGGTTAGACTTACTGACAAGCATTCCCATAGAACGTGTGAAGTAAGCATTGCCGTCTGGAATGAGTTTTACTTTTTCGATGTTCTGGTCCTGAGCCCAGGCATTCATCACAAAGCCATCATTAACAGAGATACAGTAAATAGCATCAATACCGAGTCCAATAAAATCTTCATACTTCTCTTCAAATCCAGGCAACTGATAAGCAGAGCAAGTAGGAGTGAATGCACCAGGCAGACTGAAAATAACCACACGCTTACCATCAAAAAGTTCGGCAGTTGTACGAGTTACAAATTCACCAGACTCACGAAAAATAAATTGAACCTGGGGGACCTGATATCCTTCTTTACGCATATTCACTTCCATATTCACCATACTCCAGGAATGATTTGACCTGTGGCAGCATAGCTACCCATCGCAGCAATAATACCAATCATTGCTGCCCAACCGTTAATACGTTCTGCTCTTTCGTTCATTGTTTTTCTCCTTTGTAGGGGTGTTGTTGTTTAAGTTCAGGATTTGGTTGTGAAGGAACAACGGGGTTCCTCGATTTGTTTTTGATTACGATGAAAGCATCGTTTTGATAAGTTATGCTTCCAAATGGCTTCGCCCACTTTGGGTTTGCGTCCGAATTAGTAGCAGTTCCAGTTACTGCTACGCCACCAATCTCAACAGAGAGTTCATCATTAGCGTCCCATCCCAGTTTTTCAAGGGCTAGTGCAAACTGCCCTAGCATATCAACAGACGATGGTTGAATTGCGGTCACAGATTTTCCTCTTGTTCAATCAGAATTACGCAATCTGACTTGGGATATGCAGTGCAAGTGAGGATAAAACCTTCTGCAAGTTGATCATCATCAAGAAATGTTTGATCATCGTTATCTACTGTTCCTTCAACTACTTTACCAGCACAAGAGGAACAAGCACCAGCGCGACAGGAGTATGGGAGATCGACTTCCGCTTCTTCTGCTGCATCAAGGATGTAAGTGTCGTCATCACACTGGATAGTGGTTTCGGAACCGTCGGGAGAACGGAGAGTAACATTGTAGGATGCCATAAATTAATAAGTTTCTGATAGTTGATTAACTGAGTGTGCCAGGAGAACAAAAAAGGCAACACTAGTAATTGTAAAGATAATTGAAGTCATTGTCAAGTATCAGAAGAGTCCGAAGAAGAGTTTTCCTGTGGCTGCATAAGAGATAAAACCAGCCACGATCCCAAGCATAGCCCAGCGACCATTAGCGGATTCAGCGCGTTCAGCATAACTTTTCATCCCATACTTTTTTGCATCTTCGTCAGAAATATAAACAGGGGGCTCAATCGCCCACATATTCTGTTGTCCACGATCATTCGTTGTAACAGTCATTTTAGTTTTGTTAAGAAACGTTACACAATTATATAGGAAACCTAAAGAAAAAACAAGGGTGAAAACCCACCCTTGTTAGAAAATGCTGACTTTAGTAAGTATTAATACTTACTAAATCACTTCTCACCCATACCAATTTGGTTGACTTTGATTCTGGACTTATTCAGAATCGAACCAGCAAGAGGAACATAACCTAGATCATCAGCAATCGATTGTGCCTTGGAACTCAGGGCATAGTTAATCGCATCACGGACTGCTTGTGCCTTACCAGGAGCATAACTATTCTTATAGGCAAGAATCCAAGTCAGAGTGGAGATAGGATATGCCTGAGCACCTGCGGGATTGGGGTCTTCACCAGCAAGAGTCACAGGGTCCAGTTTGATTCCGTTCAGAGCAGCGGCACCAGTTACAGCAGAAGGTCCAACGAACTTGCCTGACTTGTTCTGGAGTACAGCAGCTTGGAGTTTGTTAGCACGAACAAATCCAGTGTTCAGATAACCGATACTACCAGGAGTGTTGGAAAGAGTTCCAGCAACACCTTCATTGCCCTTAGCACCAACACCAGTAGGCCAGTTGATTGACTTACCAACACCAGCAGTCCAACCACCAAAGGCATCCAGAGAGTTGGTGAAGGCATAAGTAGTTCCAGAACCATCAGAACGATGAACAACTCGCATAGAACCAGCAGCACAACCAACTTGCTTCCAGTCCGTGATACGACCAGAGAAGATATCAACAACTTGTTTCTGAGTCAGTTTCAGTTTACAACCAGGTTTGTTGTAGGCAATCGCAATCGTTCCACCGACCATAGGAATCTGAACGACACCACGCTTGACCTTTGCGGCTTCTTTTGCCTTGATAGGTTCATCAGAAGCACCAAAGTCTACGGTTCCAGCAACGAACTGACGAATACCAGCACCAGAACCAACGGACTGATAGTTTACTTTTTCACCAGTGGTAGATGAATAATCAACGAACCAACGCTGGTAGATGGGTGCGGGGAAGGTAGCACCAGCACCATTAATAGCAGGTCCAGCAAATGCAGCAGCAGGAGCAAAAGCAAGACCGATTGTAGCAATGTGTTTGAGTTTCATTGTTGTTAGAGTTAAGAATAGGTTAAATAAGTCCTAACACCAAAAAACCTCCCCGAAAGGAGGTTTAAAGGTATCGTGGATATTATCAGAAACGGAACGTCGTCTGAATCACACCACCATAGTTAGAAGAAGAATTCTTCAGAGCTTGGTTGTTAGACACATAGAACACAGCAGGGGTTACGCTGATTGCATCGCTAACTTTGTAACGATAAAATGCTTCCCACATCACAGCATCCTTTGTGAGAGATTCGGCATTACCGGGGGCACCGATGGCAAAACCAGCGGCATTACCCTTGGCAAATACATCACTCCACTGAACACCTGCCATCCAAGTCTGAGAGTTGGTAGCAGCATTAGGAGTTGCAGGGCCACTTACATAGTTCCAACCATAGGCAGCACTCACAGAAGGAATAATACCAGAGGTCTTGGGTTGCCAGTAAGCATTCAGAGAATAACCATTGGAGGTTTGGTTAGCAGCAAGAGTGCCACTATTGCCAGCAACACCATTAAAGGTACGGATACGAGTGCCTTCAGTACCATTACGATAACCGAATGCAATACCATACTGAGGAGCACGGTAACCAACTTGAGCAAGAGTATTCAGAGCACCAGCAGCATTGAACTCTCCTTTGGTGCTATCAGAACCATTTTGAGCGACGTAGTTGATGCCAGCGACGAAACCAGGTTTACCTTTCTTGGTAGGCTGTACCCACTGAGCACCGAAACCAGAACCAGTTGCCTTGTTATAGACACCAGGAGCACCAGCAACAGCAAAGAAGTCAAGAACATCCGACTTGTATGCGGTAGGAACCCAAGCCATCTCGGTGTTACGAACAAGAGCACCAGCAGTCAGAGTCACGCCCTTAGTAAGTGCAGGGAAGCTGTAGTACAGACGGTCAAGTTGTACAGCGTTGGAGGTGCTTTCTGCCTTGTCCAGTTTGAACAGAGACGAGGAAGAACCAAAGGGTTGCGAGGAGAAGTTACCAGAACGCAGACGGGTCTTGAGCAGATCCTTACCAGTGAAGGAAGTATCAAAACTCAGGCGGAGGTCATAGTTGAAAGCAGTGTTACCAACATTGGTGTTGTTAGCAAGACGAGCACCTTCTACACCACCCAGAACGAAGGTTGCTTCACCTTTGAGTTTCGTAGTGGTAGAGAACTGCTGTGCCTGAAGAGCAGCGGTTTGCTTCTCCAGTTTAGCAACACGACCACGAAGAACTTGAAGTTCGTTAGCGAACTCGGTAGCAAGACGCTGGAGTTCATCGGTGACTTCAGTTACGCGATCCAGACAAGCATTCAGAAGTGCTGCTGCCTCAAAACGGGTCATTGCCTTACCACCAAGATAAGTTCCGTTTTCATAACCAGCAACGCAACCATAACGCTCAACCAGATTGCTGAGTGCCTGATAAGCCCAATCGGTAGGTTGGACATCAGAAAGTTGTTTGATGCTTGAGACTTGTTCCGAGGAAGTGTATTGGTTGACTGCTGCCATATTAAGATCTGCGGCATTCGCAGCAACAGGAGCAACCATTCCCAGAGCAACAGGTGCAAGCATCAGTTGTTTGAGTTTCATAAAAAGTTTTTTGTATGTACTAAACGACAAATGAGGTTTTAGATAAAACCTCAGTATTTAGAGAGTCTTAAGAGAAACTTAAGATTAAGAGTATCTTAGTACACCCTTTACAGTCTGTCAACTAAGGTTTGGTTAAGAATTTTGCTGTTGCGCTGCAGAGTTTTCTACAATTCTTCCAAGATATGGATCGTAATCCATATAATCACGGATATTTACTGATGTTCCTTGTTGTTCCCAATAATTCAACAATGCGTCGTGTGGGCCTTTATGAAAAATACCAAGGTGCTCTGGATGTATAGCAGATCCCATTTCTAGATTATAAAGAAACAATGGAATTGTATATGTTTTACCTGTTTCTAAAATAGTATCTTCAGAAACTGCTCTTGGTTTTACACCATTATCCAATTTAAATTTATCACCACGAATATGATGCTTCATCATTTTTGCAGCGTGATGCCTACTAATCAGGTAAATTGCAGCAGAAAAATCATTAATAAATTTTAAATGCAATTTAACGTGTATATCTCCAGTACAAATCGTAGTTAACTGCACACAATCCCAATCATACGGGACTAAAGAAAAGAACTCTGTCCAAGTAAAGTTCCAGTGCTTAACAGTATTGAAGTTAACATCATCTTCTAAAATCAAACAATAATCATCATTGGTTTCTTCATAGAAATGTTTGATTGCTTTAAGATGAGACATACAGCAACCCAATTCATTTTGACTTACACCATCAGGTATTCTGCCTTTTAAATGAGAAGAAACATCGTCTTCTCTACCATCATATCCAGAAATACGAGTATGATTTTCAATTTCCCAATATTTAAATTGAAGTTCCATATAATCTCGACGATGTTTATCAGCATCAAGATTTAACCAGTAAATATGAGGAATACCTTTAAGTTTATACGCTGATTTGTTTTTATCAAGCAGCAATTCTTGTCCAGTCATCGGGAATCAAATCTTTAGTATCGTGATCTTTTGTATATCCAGTTCCAAACCACTGGATTGGAGAGATGACTTTTTTATTCTTATTTGAAGAAAGCCATGCTCCCCACCAAGAAAAAGTAGAGTTGGCAATGATAAAATCATCACAAAGAGACATTAAACAAAGATCAACTCTATTATCTGTGTTTTCTGAAATCAAAAAGCGATCATCTGCAAATAGTTCCTGTTGATTACACCAAATAGGATCATCAGAGAAAACAATCACATTTCTATCAGTACCAAAATGCTCAAGTGCTTTTTTATAATAGTCTATTGAACAAGGTGGATGATTATCGCTATTTTTAACATAATCAGTTCGTCGAACGTGAAGAGCAATAGGATTTTCTACAGAAGAAATCATTTCTCTGCAAGGATTAAGAATCTCATCCTTGAAGGTAAAATCTTCACGAATCTCATCTTCAATATGCTTAAAGTATTTTTCGGTTTGAAAATATCCTTGAAGGCTTACGTGATCTGGACATAAAGTAAAAAGTTCTTCATCAAAATGAAAAAATCTTTCCTGAACAACAGGAGAGTGTCCATTATTCAAGATACCAATATTTACATTTAAATCAAAAGAATCGAACAACTCTGTTCTTAACATATTACCAATTCCATCATCAACTGCTTGAGTATGATTTGGAATACAAATATCTGCACCAATATTTTTAGAAATTCCTTTTAGTGATGCATACTGAAACATTTGATTTGCCAAACGTCCCATTCTACCTAAGGCATTAAATCCTATCATTTCAATTGTTCTCTACGTATTTTAAGATAGTCTTGATTTTCATAATACTGTATAAGTTGATCTCTGTCAAATGTCTTAATTGTATTCCAAAGTTGCCAGTTATTATTAAAGTTTGGATTACTGAACCAAGAGTTATGAGTTCTACTATGTTCTAGATGATAGACGTAATTATCAATTCGTACAATTCTATTCCCTAGTGTGCTCATACGAAAATAAAATTCATCATCTTCACACCCCCAAGATACAAAATTTTCATTCATCATATAACAATCAATATATTTTTGACGATTGATGAATTGAGTCCATCCAATTGTAGAATTTGATAATGTCTTATTTCTATCTAAAACAGAGATATCAAATTTATTTACAAACTCTTCATAGATTTGCATATTATATTCTGCTTTCCACTGGTAGATACCACAACCATATGGATACACTATATCTGCCTGCCCATCATTAATAGCACTATAAGCTTGGTGATATGAAGAGATTGGAAGAATACAATCCGCATCATAGTTTGCTACCACTTTTGTATCTGCAGCAATGATTAAATCATTTAAAACTTTACTTTTGCAAAATAAAGATTCATTATTCTCTTCATACAAAAAAGTTAAGTTATCTGTATTTGCGTATTTTCTAATCTCAGGTAATGCTCTAAATTGAAATGTAGGGTGGTTAGATACTTCTTTAACAATTACTTTTGCTGGTATATGTCTTAACAGATAAGAAACAGATGATATGATGTTTCTCAATCTATCTTCCGTTTCAATTCTGGTAGGAATAAGAAAAGTAAGGTTCATCATTGTTGAATTCTCTCTTCGGGGATTGGTTCAACAATCCAAGATTCTGGAATCAAATCTTTAAGATTATTAAAAGAAAGTTTTTCACCAAACCAGGGAGTCTGTGCGATTACTTTTTTGTCTGGATTTTTTTGTAACCAAGCACCCCACCAAGATAATGAACTGTTAGCAATAATTGCATCACTACACAATGTCATCAAACACAGATCATAAAATGGAACCAAAGATTTTTCCATCTGGCCGGCGCCATTCAACACTTCTTTTGGATAATAAATTCTAGTTTCAGACAAGTAAAATCTATCACCAGTAAAAAGTTTTTGTTCTCTTACCCAATCAAGATCATCAGAACAAATCAATACAGGTTGATTATCCGAAAAGTGTTTATTAAGAAGATACTCATAATGTTCAATAGTAGGAATTGGATACCAGTCTGGACGACCTACATTGTCTCCTCTACGAATATGAAGCAGAACAATGTTTCCATTGAACTGATCTATAAACTCTTTGCAAGGTTCATAGATTTCATCTTTGAATTGATAGTCTTCACGAATAGAATCTTCAATATGTTTGAAATACTTTTCAGTTTGACGATATCCATCAATGTTTATATTATCTGGGCAACTATTAAAGAGTTTTTCGTCAAAATCAAATCCAGGTTCATCGTGTGTTGGACCATTAATAAGTCCCGTATATTTCAAGTTTTTTAGTTTAAAGGCATCAAAAAGACCGTAGTTTGCATAAGTTGGAGTATCCTCTGGAGGAATGCACCAATCCAAATTATTATTTGAAGCAATTCCTCTAAGGGCGGCATATTGAAACATTTGGTTACCCAAACGTCCATTAGTTCCTAAACGATTATATCCAATCATAAATTTACCACAAAAATTGGTTCGGTTATATTTTCTTTATTATCAACAAATCTAACTCTAGAATCGTATTTTGCAATGAGAGAATCATAAATTTGATTGATTACTCTCTTATCATTATGAATATAAACAGTATGTCCACGATCAAGAAGATCTGTGCAAAGACGGTACTGCTGACTCTCTGTTAAAATATCGGTCCCTTTTTTGTAAGTAATGTAATCAAAATAAAATGGCAGATCTTTTTTATTTAAATTCTCATAAAAATTGCAAACAAATTCTGCGTGTTCATTATTAATTCCATCTACCACAAACCCGAGATTATAAATCATACCAAGTTTTTTGGCAAATGCAGCAAAAGCCCTATTATCTCTTGGAAGGCAGGGACCACCATAACCTAATCCATAATTCAAATATTTTCTACCAATTCGTGTATCTGCCCCAATTGCACCGAGAACACCAATTACCTCATCTCCACATCCAGCCATTGCCAAAACATCACCCAGCATATTGGCATAACTAATTTTAGTTGTCAAAAAACAATTGATTGCAATTTTTGTAATTTCTGCAGCAGTAGTTGACATAGCACAAACTATTGCTCGACTAGTTTGAATTTTTGTATACAACTTACGAATATCAGAAATAATGGGATTATCACTTCCAATTTCACTGTCATACCCAAGCAGAACCATATCAGCATTACGTAAATCGTTGATGATAGTTCCCTGAGCAATAAATTCTGGATTATAAAATACTTTTACATTCTTAGGTAATTGTTTTTTAAATTCTTCACAGTCTCCTGGATTAACTGTGCATCCAACAACGAAATATTTTTTAGTTGTGATATCAGAAAAATCCTTTACAACATCCCAAACGGAAGAAACATCATAAGATCCATCAGGAAGAGAAGGTGTCGAAACTAAAGTGTAAATCAAATCACACTCTTCAATAACTTCTTTGTTGCTAGTGGTTGCTCTGAAATTGGTTGCTCCACGCAATAACGTATCTACTTCTGGTTCATTCGTGTCAATTTTTCTTTGATTTAATTGACTTACATAGTCTTCTCTAATATCCGAAACAAAGACATTATATCCAGCAGCTTCACAAAGAAGAGCAAAACAAATACCTAGTCTTCCAGCACCGATTACGCCAATTTTCATAGTTTGAATGTAGGAATGGGTTGCATTTTATGTTTATTAATTTCACCAAACTTAATTAAAGAGTTGAGACCTGGACCAGATCCAGTTTCCATAGCCTCTTCAAGTTCGGCGTATGAAGCACCGAGTTGATCTTCATCGGTTCTTCCATCATCCCAAAGACCATCTGTTGGTTTAGCATTGATAATTCTTGGATCAATACCCAAAAATTTTCCAAGTTCCCATACTTCAGTCTTATAAAGATCTGCGATAGGAGCGATATCGACCCCACCGTCACCATATTTAGTATAAAACCCTACACCATAATCTTCAACTTTATTGCCAGTTCCCACAACAATTCCATTTACAGATCCTGCAACTTGATAAAGAGTTACCATTCTAAGGCGAGAACGACTATTAGCAAGAGCGTGAGTATTAGTACCAAATTCTCTCATAGTACATTTGAATGATTCAAATGCATCAGTTAAGTTATATTTTTGAACAATTACATTATCAAATTTTGTCTGTAACCATTCTAAATGCGAATCAGATAAATCTTCTTGTTCTGAATTTTGATGTATAGGCATTCCTAGTACATAAGTTGGTAAACCAGTTGATGCTGCAAGAGTAGAAACTACTGCAGAATCAATTCCTCCAGATACTCCAACTACAAGAGACTTAATGGATGAATTTTCCGTAACATAATTATTCAACCAAGTTACTATTCTATTTTTTAGATTTGTGTAATCAGTTATTCTATTCATAATTAATTTTGGTAAATAGTATTTCCTACAAAAATTTTAAACTTCCAAGGATGTTTTTGGACTTTTAAATTGTTTATCCTAACAGCATTATAACCTAATATTGCATCTGGTGTAAAGGTGGGACATCCAGAATCAATGATTGTTTTCAAATTAGAATATGTTGATCCATACTTATCCATAACTTCAGACCCTCCCCAAGCAACGATATCAAGAATTGCAAAATCTTTAACTTTAGTTTCAATCCAATCCATACCAGGGATAACATTAAAGACGTGAAGATTATTCTGATCATATCTTTCAAATTCACCTGGAGAATCTAAAAACGTTAAATCGGTTCTCATACGCACAACGTAATCATACTTAAAACTATTCTCTTGCTCATATTCTTTTTTAAGATTTATTACTTTTTCAATCCCATAGAACATAGAAATTTGATTATCTTTTGGATGTGCAAATGGCCACTGAGGATTCCAACTTTTTTCAAACATAGACTCAAAGGATCTCGGTTTTTCATATGTTATTTTTTTAGGTTTCCAATTTTCGTCTATCCATTCTTTAATAGAAGAATCTGGCCAAGTTCCTTGTCCAACATCAGATCTAAATTGAGACCCTACTAAATCACCATCAAACCAAAGATGAGCAAAAACATCAACATTATTCTGACCCAATCTAAAATGTTCTTTATGATTATCAAAGCACTCAAAAATACTTCTAGGTCTACCCGAATAACAGAGAGCAATACGTGTCATTTTAATACTTTAAAATAAATGTGGATAATCTGTGCAGATACCAAAAGGAGTTTCACCAAATGACACAAATGCTTCAACTTCGTCCTTATCAATTAAAGGAATAATCGAATTACTACCAATTCTCATAGACAAATCATGCAACCATATTTGTCCAGTTGAAGTATAAGTAAATGGATCAGAAGTATGGCAAAATGAGTGATATGCCCAACATTCTTTTGCCGCTTCAGGATTCTTACAATGTAACCACAAGTAGTTCCTACGTTTATCTAACCAATTGTGGTCTATTTTGTACTGTGGTTCATCATGACCCAACCACAACTCACCACCAATTGAACGAATATCAATCTCTACATGATATCCATTTCCAATCGCACAGTCAATGTAACTTGGGCGATTTTCTTTATCAAGAACTGGTCCACGAATATTACCACGATGAGAAATAACAATCACAGTTCTTCAATCCTCAATGATTTGTCTTCAATGAATAAGTCATAGAATGGTTTATCTACTCTTAATTCATGATACTTGGCACCCCATTCTGCAAGTTGTTTTGCAGTAAGTTCAGTCCAATCAATTTGTTTTCTAGAACCACGAGCAGTCCAATAAACTACTGTATGTCCTTCATCATAAAGTTTATTAATTTTTTCTATATTCTCTCGAATAGGTTTTGCTTTTGAATAATCATGTGTTGTTCCAAAGTCAATAGAAGTTTCACGATGACAAATGGTTTCATCAATATCAACATAAATGACTTTCATTGATACATATTTCTCCTATAATTTTCATTCGGACAAGTATCAACATCAGCAACTTCCTGTTTAGTTAAGAACTTAACTCCTCCTAAAAGTTTTGCGCCAATAAAAATATCAGCAGACTTTTCACACATTAAAGTAGAAGCTGTACAATCTTTTTTAGATGCAGATGCTGTGATTATACCATGATTTTGCAAAAGAATCAACTTGGGGAAGTATCCTTCTTTGTCTACAAATTTAAAGACGTGTTTTTCAACTAATTTTAAAATTGCTTCCCCAGGAGGTGCATAAGGAACTACACAGGATTTAATACCATTTCTAACAATCTGGTCTGGAAACCAACGATGTTCTGCAAAATCATAAAGAACAGTTGGTTCAGAGCAGAGAATTTTTGTAGTATGTGGTGGATGTGTGTGAGCAATAAAATTAATGTCTGGAAATGTTTTCATAATCCAGGCGTGAAAAGATGTTTCAATACTTGGTTTCTTATGCAACAGTTCTATTTGAGCACCATTTGTATTACATAAAGTTAAGTCTTCTTCTGAGAGTGTATGAAGACTTGTTCCACTTGCTTTGATTAGAAAACTATTCTCGTCCACTCTAACTGATACATTACCTTCACCACAAATAGTGTAGTCACTGATTTCTCTTGCTAGTTCTAGTATTTCAGACATTGTTAAGAAATATTTTTAGTTTATTTAGATCCACCTTCCAAGGAGAGTTCAGACCACCCGAAATAGAAAGAGCACCATCACTTTCTACATTTTCCTCCACTTTTTCCACAAACTCCGTATCATTGAAATGATAAAGGTGCGTGTGAGACATTGAATATTCAAAGCGAGTATTGATATCAAAAAACAAAGGACTATTGATAGAAATAACTTTAGTTTCCGGTGGTGAGAAGATCACATTGCACATTCCACCACCAATCGGTCCAGCAACATACTTAGCGGAGTTGAATAAACCAATCTTTTCTTTCATCGTCATATTTTCACAGAAAACTTCTTCATATCCGTAAGACTTGAAAAGTTCTGCTACCTCATCCTCATTCACACAACGACGACGCTCAGTATAGTTTGTTCCAATATTATCCAAGTTATTGTGCAACCAAGTGCGCCGTGAAATATAAATCTTTTCTGGTCCTTGATATTCACCTTTCATACAATTGATAATATCAAACACACCAGAGTGTGGAGGAGTATTTGAAAGACCATTATGAGTCAAGGACGACCCCACTACGACAGTATTATAGAGAGTCTCTGGATTTAAAAATATAACATCCTTTCTAAGAATACCTAGAAGTTCTAAGCACTCCCATACAAATGGATAAAGATCATCCTTTCCTTCTGGTGGACTTACAAGAAGTTTGAGATCAGGATGTATTTCCTTTTCATTGAAATATGAATAAAGATATGGCAAAGTATCATAAATGAAATGATAATAATTTGCCATATTGTATACAAAGTAAAATACAGGAACAGAGCAGAAATTCTTAAAATGAAAAGGAAGTTCTGCCTCATACTCCATTGTTTCTTCATATACAGTACCTCTACCAAGAGACATAAACATTTCTTTAGTTGGAAGAGTCAGTCTCTGAGTTTGATGTGAATAAATTAGTGGTTGAGGATAATGCTTTGAAAGTCCGGTAAATTGACAAGTAAAGAAATATGCAACTTCTATATCTCTGCCGTTTTCGTCTTTTGGTGAGATTAATCTTGTTTTTCTAGAATTCCAATATTCAATTGGTAAAGTAGTCTTTTGTATATTCATAAGGATGCCAGTCAACTTTATTAAAAAATCTTTGCCAATATTCGTAGGTTTTTAAATCGTTTGGAGTGCCCCAACAAATATAATTATCAATCTCAAAATTTTTAACTTTATATCCTAAACCAATTGCTTCATTGAGCATACTGTCAACATAAAATTCACCATTAGTTCTGTTGTTATTTTTATAAAGTTCTTCAAGAGAACGATAAAAAATTTCTTTTGTTCTAAAAAACATAGTACCAGTAATGGCAAACTCTTTTACAGGATCAATTCCCGTAAAGTTTTTAACATCAACACTACTAACATTACCTTCACTATCACAGTTCACCCACGAATATGAGTTTGGTTGTAGATGACTTGTATAATTGTTTCTATAAGTCCATATAATTATATCATTTTCTTCATCATTTACTAAATCTAAAAACTTATCAGCATCATAGAATACACCATTATCACAGGCAGATACAAGAATAGAACTATCGGGATCAATCGTATTTACAATTCTTTCAGTCGTACAAGCTTGACCTTCAAGAACATCATCAATCCAAACAGTATTTTTACCAGGAGACTGATGACCTTTTAGACAGGCATAAATGACATCATCAGTTTTTGGTAAACAGCGAACTGCCTGATCTACCATATTCTTATCATTGACTTGAATAAATGGTTTTGGTTCAGTGTATCCTTCTTTTGAGAAACGACTTCCAGCACCTGCCATTGGAAGTGCAAGAACACAGTTTTCTAGTCTAACTTCTTTCTGACCTTCCAGTGCTTTATGATAATAGTTTGACCAACTATTATAAACATCAAGATCGAATGGAGTTCCCCATTGAAGCATATGCGGAACTTCATATACAAAATTATTAAGTTGATCTTGAATTAAAAGATTATAAACAAGACTTACATAATATTCTCCGTTGATGTTTAAATCTTCGTCCATCAATTGCTTAAAATATTTCTTAATATATTTTCCTTTCTTAAAATAATATGTTCCTGTAGAAGCAAATTCAGACATTTTATTATCTGTGAATGGTTGCTTCTCACGAACTTCTAAAATCTTATTATTATCATCAGTGCGGCAGAATGCATAATTATCACTACCTAACATATGTGGATGAAATCCAGTATAAGAAACTACGCATCCATCACAGTCTGTTTCATTAACAAACTGTTCAAAATGATTATAATCCCAATACATTGAAAAATCACAATAGTTGATAATGACTTGTTCCTCATCATCAATTAACCAGTTTTCTTCAAATACACTATGAACTGGTCCCTTTTTATGGGGAGGAATAACGACAATCAAAGGTGTTTTTGTAATTGACTGCAATACATCAACAATATTCGTATTTTTATGATGCTCCTCATTAAGAATAAAAGCAAACTTTGTATCTTTAGGATACAAATTTACAATATGTTCAATGACAGGTTTACCACCAACTTCAATTAAGTATTTTGGAATTTTATATCCAGCAGAAGAAAATCTGCTGCTCATTCCTGACATTGGGATGACTACTTTCATATCAAGTATATTTTGGAAGTATTTTTTCTTCTCTAAAATTACTCTCAACTAGAGAGTTAATTTTATTTTTTATTTCAAATCTTTTATCATTTGTATAATAAACTGACCTTGCAAGTCGAATAAAATCATCATCAAATTTCCATTTACTTTCACAAAGTCTAATATCATCTTCAATCTTCCACAGTTTTCTATTTACCTCTCGAAGATCATCTATCAATTCTTCAGGAATGTTCAAATCATCAACAACATCTTTTAAGTAATTTAATTCTTTTTGTATGTTTATTATTTTAGATTGATCAAGGCAGTGCTTTTCTTTTATTTCTAAAATAGTAAACTTATCAACTATCTCCCCAACAGATACTTCAATTTTCATAAATCCAATTTGAATTGCGGTAAACTAAATTTACATTGTTATAATATGTATTAGGTTGAGAAGAAGTTCTTTTTTCATACATATACAACTTATTATTTTTGCAATACTTATCTATCAGGTAGCATAAAGATGTTTCGACTGTATGTATTTCTTTTGCATTTTCGAGTGCCACAATCCAATCAAAGATATGAAATCCATTCTCACGATCTTGCTGAATGTCCATATAATGAATTTTTAAGTGAGATTTAATTTCAAGATCTCGTTGCTGAGACTCAGTGCCAAAAGAAGAATTTACTAAAATATAATTTCCAACCAATTCATATTTTTCAATTAATGCTTCTTCTCTTTCATAATTTCTTTCAATTGAAAAATGTTTACGATAATCTCCAATTGAAATTGAGAGAAAATAATACTTCGAAATCATTACTGATGCATTAGGAATATACCTATCTGCATAACTTAAAGGAACATACAACTCATTTTCAGTTTGATGAAAATTCACTTGGCCATAATATTGTTTTAGAGGAAATTCATCAGTTTCTCTTACCCAAATTAAATTTTCCTTTTTAATATGAGAAGATACTATATCATAGTATACATTACCAACTGGATAATATACAACATACCCATCGGAAATAATAGTATCAACGATTTGCTGAACCCAAAGTATATCACCTAATCCTAGAGGTTGATATATTAAGCAGACTTTATTTGGCATTTTCTACAAAACTATTATAGCAATATTCAAGTGATTTCTTTAGTCCATTAAACTCAATTCCAAGACTATTAAGATATTGACTGTTTCCGCAATATGATTTATCAAATCCAGATTCAAGAATGTCAATGGGAACTCTATAATCAGAAAGATTGTTAATCATTTCAGCAACTTCGGAAAGTTTGGTAGTTTCCGGATAAACAAGATTAACCTCTTGGGGAAGATCTTTTCTACCCATAAGATAAAGATCTATTACTTTTTTAGCATCAAGAACGCCGAAAAAGTCCATAAACTTATCCTTAAAAATAACAATTTCTCTTTTATGAATATAATTAAGAATATTGGCAGTAGTAAACATATCCTTAGGAGAATATTTCCCAAATACATTAAAAAATCTTAAGTTATATACGTGATTCAACTGACGAGATCTATGACTTATTAAGTATTTGGAAAGTCCATAATAATCATCCGGAATTGTTTTTCCAAAATCTTGTTCCGACACGGACATAATATCATCTTTACGACCGTATGCTGCTCCACTGCATAGATTAATCATTGGAATATTTTGAGATGCTAGGCACTCAAACATCATCATATTATTGTAAAAGTCATCTGCAATATCAGCACGAACTCTACGACCACCACGAATAGCAGCGTGAATTATAAAATCAATCTCCCTATTACGAAAGAAAGAATTTACACAATCAAAATTAGAATAGTCAATATCACAATAATGAACTAAATGATCTTCCTCAAGAAGAGGAATAAGTTCTTTACCAAGATTACCACGACTGCCTGTGAATAAAATTTTCATCGCCTTAAATTAATGTATGAGGGTTTACCTGAGTATAGAAATTTTTCAATATCAACTTCTTCTGGTGATTGTGGACGAAATACTTCAATATTTGGAAGTGCCTCTAAAACTTTAGTGTCTTCGCAGGCGTAGTGGGAAAACCCACAAGGTCCATAGTCATCATCACGACCACTTCCTACTAGTTTAACAGGAATTTGCTCGTGGTGCAAATAATTTCGAATAAACTCAAAAGGACGATACAAAACAAATGGAGTGATAGAATAACAAACAGGAATCTTTCCATCTAAAGCAAGTCCAACACCCATACCAATCATCAATTGCTCAGCAGCTCCAGGATTAATTACGCGGTTTGGAAATTCTTCTCTCAAATGGTCAAATACTTTATATCCAACATCACCAACAAGAAGGAAAATATCTTCATTCTTTTTCATTTCTTCAGTAAGAAGTTCTTGAAATCTACGTCTCATAATAAATTAATTGCCTCCTTATACTGTTCTTCAGTAAAATTAGTATAGTGCGCGTCCAAACCTTTTAGCCCAAAGTGCTCGACTGATGTTCTACAAAATTTAACTCTTGGATTAAATGCTTTGATGCGATCTTCCAAAAGAATTAAATTGACGGGATCATATGCAGCCCATCCATTAGCATTTACATAAACCTGTAAGTTTACTACCCCATAATCATTTGAAAATCTAAGTGCTTCCCATACAGATCCCTCTGCACATTCACCATCAGAAATCATACAGTAAACATTTCTTTTGGGATTTGATAATGCTCTTCCTACTGCTACAGTAATACCCATCCCAAGACTTCCAGTAGAACAAAAAATTTTATCTAATTCGTTTCTTTTCGGATGCTCTCCATACTTATCAAGGAGTTCTTGGGCATCTAATCCGTGATATTTTTCCAGTATTACGTATAGTGCAACTACAGCGTGTCCATTAGAAAGAATAAAGATATCATCTTTATTCATATTTTTATAAATGTTGTCAAGAATTTCTAGTGAAGAAAAATAACTTCCAAGATGATGTAGTTTGTTGTTATAACAAATATCAAGAAGTCTGCGATAAAGTTTTTTCATTTAATTAATAAACAAACATACCATCAAATTGCAATTTATCTACAGTTTTACCCCAAGAGATAAATTGTTCTTTTATTCTATTAAAATTAATTTGCATTTTACCAGATTCTTCAAAATCATGCACTTCAACATACATTGCATCAATCTTGCTAACTGCTTCCTCAAAAGAAGGTTCAAAAATAACCTGATTCTCAAATCCTTCAATATCCATTTTTACAAACCCAACTCTATCAAGACCCAAAGAATCAATTAAACTATTGAGTGTTTTGGTTTGAACCAAAACACTAGTTTCCCCATGAGGGTTAGTGGTGTGTTTAACAAAAGAATTCATTGTAGAATTTCCATCATGAACAAAAAACTCTGCTTCACCATCTTCCAATCCAACAGCAAGATTTAGTGGTTCAATATTAGTCTTTCCTGTCAACTCAATCAATTCTTTAAGAAGAGAGAAATGTGAAGGAGTTGGTTCTACTGAATAAATTTTTTCTGCAATAGGGGATGCATATAAAGAAAACAGTCCAATATTTGCACCTAGATCAATCACATTCAAATCTTCTTGATCTTTAAGAAAATAATAAAAGTCTTGATCAAACTGTTGAACAATTGCGCCTACACAGGAATGTTGGGCAAATGCATGATTTCTATAATTTTCAGATGAAGATAGATTTATTTCGTTTCCACGAATGTCTTTAAAATTTAAAACTGTCATTTTGATACCTTGTTTATGTAATTAAGAACATCTCCTTTTAAGGTAGATTTTAACCAATTTCTAAATGTTCCATGCTTTCTATTTAACTCTCCCGCCAAAGACCCGCCTGCCTGATGCAAAACCTTTACTTTCATTTTAGCATTATCTACAGGATCGTCAAGATACAATTCATCATTTTCAACGTAAAGATGGTCCCAACTATCCCAATGAGTTTGATCTCCCCAAGTATTACATAGTCCGTAAGATAATCCTGTTCCCATAGAATCAATAATTTTTGATGAATATTTACCACTGTGAAATATTTGATTTAAAGTATCTTGTTCATCCCCGAGACCATGAAAATATGGATTTATTTCGGTCTTAATCTTATACGCTTGTTTGTTTAATTCATGCCATTCATACCAAAACTCTTTGTTATTTGATGCTATTAGACCAGCATTAATAAAGTTTTGAACTGGGATAAGATGACCTTGGCCATAGGGAGGAAGATGTGCGATTGTAATTCCTTTATGTGAACTTGCTTTATTAAAAGAATTATTATTTCTAACTCCTATTAAATCTTCGGTGCTTTCAAATAATTCATTAAGAGGTCCGGTAACAACACAATCACCATCAATGTGTACAACCATATCATAATCATCGACAAAGGGAAGACAACTTGGTGGCATCATCCATACAGGATTTAACCAAGAATCTTTCTGCTTTGCCTCTTCCGTCATCTTCGTATCAAATACAAAGAAATCAACATCTGGGTGGAAGTATTTAAAAGAATTTTTAAGTTCTTTTACTCCAATGAATTCATTATAATCATCGGTAACCCAAGTAGTTACTGCAATTTTTTTATTCATGCTTTTTTAAAAATGCCTGTAAGAATGTTTGTATAGTCTTGGTTATTAATTCTAGTGACATCTTCCAAATTGCACATATTAACTACAGAATATCCCATTCTATTCATAAAAACTTTTAAAGAATCTTTATTAAAATGCCACAGATGTTCATCTGGTTTTTTATGTTTCCAGTTATCAAACCATTTGTCATCAAAATAATGGCAGTCAGGGACAGATATACAAATATAATTACAATTTAAATCTTTAACAAATTCAATATCGTTCATATGCTCCAAAGAATCAAAAAAAGTAATCACATCATAATGATTCTCTAAAATGTTATCTACAAATTTGCATCCAGATGGAACTTCCCATCCAGAAATATCATGCCCATATCTTTCCTTTACTTCTGTTTCACACGCTTGAAGAAATGCTCCGGTTCCATAACCAACATCCAAAATACTTTTTGGAATATATCCAATGCTACCAACAATATATCCCAGTCTCAAATAAGAAGTATATCTTGTTGAGTCTTGAATTTCTTTATAATAATTATTATATGCGCCAGTGTAATCAAAAGGTTTTCTTTCAACCTGATAAATTACCCCATCTTGAGTTTTATTATAATTATCAATCATTTTATTTCAGATACTGTGTAAAAATAAAATCTTCCAGGACTTCCATCTCTTTTGCTTTTTCAAGATTTTCTTTAATTGCGTTCATTTTATTATAATATATTTCATCAGAAACATCAAATTTTTCACTTAAATCAATTATACCATCTTTATTGAAGTATTTTCCAATATCAGGAGCACCAAGATAAACAGGAATAGTACCAGTAGCAAAACAATCTAAAAGTTTTTCAGTAAAATATGTTTCATACTGACCATTTTCAATAGCAACTGAAAACATATAATCACATAGACCTTCTTCTTTATTTGAGATTTCATTAAATCCCCGACCATAAAGATCTACCTGACCCCAAAGTCTTTCAACCCATTCAAGGCGAAGTCTATGACCTTCACACATTTGTTTGTTTGAAGCGATCATAGAAATCATTTTTGACTTTTCATAAATCTTGGGTTCTTTAATCCAAAATCCTTGGGCAGGAACCCATTTAAATTTTGAATCGATTTTCAAAAGTTCCTGATTATGGGTAAAAATGATATCAAATACTTCCAAATACTTTTCTGGATACTGTTTAACAGACTCTACAATTTGTGGAGTAATGTACTTTGATTCAAGAAGCCATCCATATTTTGGACCAGAAACATTATCAGATTGTGCCTGAGCAAGAGTACTATCAATATAAAATGTTGCTTCTCCTGTACCATCACTTACCCATTCGATATACTTAGATTCTTTACCGTGAACAGAGTATCCTTTGTTCCCGTTTGTCAAATGCGTAAAAGTATTTCCAACCAAATTAAATTTTATTTTCATGGAACCACAAGGTCAAGTTGATTGATATTAAATTCTGATAATTTAAATTCTACCATATTCTTCGTATAAAGACCATCTGCAAGACTACAAGACTCGTACAATGCTCTTGTTGGATCTTTCATTTTAGGATCGGTATAGTCAATAAAGAAAGCGATTTTTAAAAATTCAAAATATTTAAGTAAAACAAAAATGCCAGATATTTGTCCAATAGTTACTAAATTTTTATGACGAACCAAGTAATCTAAAAGATCTTGTAGTTCTAGTTTATCCAATCTTTCAGTATCTTGAAAGATCTTCTGATTAGTAAATACGTTTGTCTTATTAGTCCAATTTACAATTACTCTATATCCCTTATCTTTCATTTTTGAAACAATGTCGTCCCAAAAAGAATCATTTAGTTGATAACCATCTCCCCTCTCTGGAAAAAGAATACAAGTTTTTTCTTCTATGTCTTTTTTTGAATTAGAATATTTTTCTATATTAGAAAGAATTCCAGTATTCTGAAGATTTTGAACAATAGACCACATCTTTGGTGCCATATGGCACACCTTAAGTTGTTTAATATTATGTGCATTATTTAAGATATTCAGATCCTGTGGATAAAATCCGTGTTTGGACATAATAATTTCTTCTTCTGGAATGGGATATCCAGTTTCCAAAGGAAAAACTTCAACGACTTCACATTTTGGATTAGATATAAAATTATCTAAAACAAATTTAATGCCATTAAAAATTCCAGGTCTGCATAAAATTTTATAATTAACTGGAGAATTTGATTCAAGAAAAAGAGTTGCATCAATTGCATCTCCCATTCCCCAATTCATCAAATACCAATTTTCTGTTTTGAAGTTGTCTTTGTTTATTTCAGAACAGTCATTCAAAAATTTATATACTACCATATCAAACTGGATGGTGCATTACAGTATCTTTATAGACTTGGGCATTAATCCACTCGTAAGTTTTACGAATTCCTTCTTCAAGACTTTGGGAATAATCCCATCCCAATTTTTCACGAATCAAATCGTTATTAGAATTACGACCACGAACACCTAAAGGTCCAGCAATGTGTTTTTTCTCCACAGATTTTCCAGAAACTTTAGCAACAGTATCTACAAGTTGATTAATAGTGACCATTTCTTCCGATCCAATATTAACGGGTCCAATAAAATCAGAATCCATCAAACGACGAGTTGCTTCAATACACTCATCAATATAAAGGAATGATCGAGTTTGATTGCCATCTCCCCAAACTTCAATCTCACCACCAGAAACACTAAGTTCTGCTACCTTACGGCACATTGCTGCTGGAGCTTTTTCACGACCGCCCGACCAAGTTCCTTCGGGACCAAAGATATTGTGATACCTGGCAACACGAACAGGAATTCCATAATTGCGATTGTAAGCAAAATAGAGTCTTTCTGAGAAGAGTTTTTCCCATCCATATTCGCTATCGGGATTGGCTGGATATGCAGATGATTCACGACAGTCAGGATTGTCTGGATCAAGTTGATTGTATTCTGGATACATACACGCAGATCCAGAGTAGAAGATCTTGGTGGCATTTACACCTTTATCTTCATTCATTTTACGTTGCATCTCAAGAACGTTCAGATTAATGGTGACTGAGTTGTGCATGATATCCGCATCGTTTTCTCCAGTGAAAACAAATCCTGCGCCACCCATATCAGCAGCGAACTGATAAATTTCATCAAATGTTTCAATGTAACGCCAGGGAACAGAATTATAAAAATTCCTATAAGGACCTTTGTATTCAAGCACACGACGAACAAAATTCACATCACGAAGATCGCCGTGAACAAATTCGTGTGCTTCAGTTTCAGAAAACTCTGGACTTTTAAGATCCACACCACGCACCCAATACCCCTCGGATCGTAGTCTCTTTACCATATGGCTTCCAATAAAACCACCAGCACCAAGTACAAGTGCTGTTTTCTTATAATCACTCATAGATTAATGAAATACCTATAGTATGTATTATACAAAAAAAGATGGGTTTGTGCAACCCATCTTATGTAACTCAGGCTCGCCACCAATTCTTTAACTGGAAATTGGAAACCAGGCGGGAGAGATCCCATCCGCACCACTTGCTCTTGAGAGAAGCAAGAAACTCTAAGGGGTCATTTTGACTCCACCACTTAGTTTTAAGAAACTAAGAAAAGTTGGGTTAACTTTGATATCTCGGTAATACCAAAGAATGCACATAAGAATAGTACATCCCAAAGTTTAAGTTTGATAGCAAAAGGTACTGTCAGTAATCCTCCAATACATTTAATTATCAAACCAAATTTAAATTCTCCCCATAACATAGTTTGATAACCAATTATAAGAAGAATATTTCCAATCCACCGAAGTAAATCAGATTTTGATATAAAGGGGTTTTGCTCCCGACCAGTGCTGTTATAGTCCATCCGTGACTAATTCAATCATCATCTCTAACATAACAAGGAACACGATCTGGATCTAACCATTTCGCATACTCAATATCCTCCATTGCAGTAGAACATTGTAGAACATTATCAAAAAGATAAATGTCATTCCAGCGTTTGGTGTATTCGTTTTGTTTTTGCATACGATAATCGGGTTTACCGTTTATCTCAAGAATACCAACTTCTACAAATCGATATCCCTCACGTTCCAAAAGAACTTTTGTCATGCCACTTCAACGGATTCAAGATCTGCAAGAACATACTCCATAAGCATTTCATAGTCATCAAGAGGATCACCAGAGAACACTACACCTTCGTTTTCATAGTAGCGGCGAACCTTTTTGAAAAGTTTTGGATTCTTTACATCAAGGTAGAAATCGCCATTTGCTGCACCACGAAGGGTTTGAACGTCTTTCTTGAATTTTGCTGTGAGAGTCATTGTTTTGAATGTTGACCTATGTATTATACAGGTTTGACAGAGAATCTGTCAAGTGCTCCTTGAGGGGATCGAACCCACCTGAGATCGATTATGAGTCGATTGCTTTCACCAGATAGCTAAAGGAGCAATGGGAATACTGGGAGTTGAACCCAGACTAAGCCCTTATAAGGAGCCCGCTCTAACCATTAAGCTATACTCCCAAAAATTATGAACCTTCTTCGTGGTCTGTGTGGAGACGTATCATTTCATCATCCACAGTTGATTCTATTGCGTACTTTATGGTTTCATTGTAAGGAACTATCACTGCGCTGTTATCTCCATCTTGTATAATAAATGATTCACCATTTTCAACTCTTTGTATTAGATTATCAAAATCTTTTTGAAATTCTTCTACTGTAAATGACTGAAGTTCGTTTAGTTCTGGATACATTTTCATAAAGTGTTTATGAATCGGGGCTACAAGGATCGAACTTGTGACCTTCTGTTCCCAAAACAGACGCGCTACCTCTGCGCTAAGCCCCGTAGTGTTCTATTTGATGGCAGTTGGCACAAAGAACTTCGCACTTTTCTGCCTCTTTTTTAATCTTATCAAGATTCATACCGCTTTTAATCATATTAGAGATATTGTGTTCTTTATCTCTTTGATGATGGAATTGTAAAGCACGATAATCATCATAATCACAACGATTACATTTAAGTGTTTTTTTCCACTCTATGTATTCTTCTTTGATACGATTTTTTCTTGGTTGTTTAGATATTGAATAACAGGGGATACATAAGTGTCTCTTGTATTCAACTCCTTTAATCATACCAGCATTTGCAAAATTGTCAAGTGACTTTTCACATTTGCATTTTTTACAAACTCTTGTTTCCATTTGGGAATACTATTTGTGTTCCCAAATATTTATAAGAGTTTGATGGCACAAGTGTGATATACCTCATAAGGGCATAACAGGGACTTGTGCTCTGTCATTACTAATTATACTACCTCTTATGCCCTTTGTCAAATGGAGCCCAGTGCTGCCAGTTGTATTTGTGAATTGCCCAGATACCCATAATCGGCAGAACAATCAAAATGTATCCAAGAAATCCAAGTGTATAAGGGTT